AATCCTCAACCAGACGCATCGTCTTAGCCCTAGTCGTAGCCAACAGCATTGATGAGTCATGGTTCATGTACATACGGATATTGTTCCGTGACTTCAACGACTTAGCGAACGCTCCAGGCATAATGCGCTCGATGAACGGTAGTGGCTCAGAGTCAGAGTTAAATACCGCTGCATAACCACTAAAGGTCATGCCGTTCCCTTCTGGGGCTGCACGAAGTTCAAAGTCATTGAATGTGATGCGACGTGTCTCAACCTGTTCAGCCATACCGTAAACATTAGCAACAAAACCACCAAGCGATCTAGAAGACCTCGGATGATCCTTTGGCAACAGATCGTTGTCACCAACATAAGCATCGTTCTCAGGTCTGCCGTTGCGCAACAAATACAGGAACGCATTGACTCTTGCGTAAGCCCATTGGTCACGAGTCATACCTGGACGATGCGAAGTTGAATACGCTCCAGCACCACGACGGAACACAGCCCGCAACATCCCAATCGTTGCACGCTTGCCAGCATTGTCACCAACATTTTCGTTGTGTTCATCAACCTTGTTCTGCAAACCATTCTCGATGGCCTCAGACAACTCAATCGTCCCAGCACCAGCAGGAGAATCAGCCGAACCAGGAGCGTTCTTATCTGACCCCGTGATCTGATCCTTCTTCGGTGCCGGAGCGTCAGCTCGCTCATCTTTGATTTGTTCAGCTTTACGAGCAAACCAATCCATCGCAGGTTCAGGATTCAACGGGTTAATGCCCCACAGATAGAAGGCCACAGCACCGGCACCAGGGAACTCTTTGTCATCAGGGTTTGAGTTCTTCGCAGCATCCAAATCAACCATGTGACGTGCAGCCCAAGCGTTCGCACGAATCACCTTGTCCTCAGTAATCTCACCTCTAGCCATGTCACGTGCCTCACGAACAGTTGAGGCAACGATGCCAGCACCAGCGAGCTTCTGACCGTAATAGGTCAAACCTTTACGAGCAGCCGATTTGATGTACTCAGGCAAACTCAAATCCACAACACGAACAGAGACATCCATCTCCTGTTCGTCCTCGTCCTCGTAGACCTCTTCCTCTTCCTCATGCTCCATCTCAGCGTGAGGTTGCCAAGCGTTGCAGTAGTAGCCACCATCAACGAAGTCATCCCACTTATCGCACCACGCTTTAGTCCCCTCAGCGTTCTGACGTGACTCGTCATAGAACACACAGTTCCCACACGCACGGCCTTCAGGCACATCCTCAGCCAACGCCGGACGATAGTTCTCTGGCAACGCACGTTCCCCACCTGGCTCCATCTCCTCAGCAATCGACACAGCAACCATCTGGTCAATCGCATCCTGCTTCGTCATGTGGCAACCAATGACTTCGCCATCTTCCTTTTCTACAGCCCAACCAGAACAGTCAGCGTTCTTGTCAGAAATAAAGTAAGGCATCAGACAGGCTCCGTCAACCAAGAAACAACATGACCAGCTTTACTTGAAACAGCGTAAAGCAAATCTGTTGGTGAAACCGTCAACTGCAACATCACACCTTTATCCAATTTCAAACCATTTGACGTGGTGACAGCAGAACCACCAATGTAAACAGCGTCCGTGTTGTCGTTGTTATGAATCATCAGACGATACGGGTTCCCACCATTGGCACCAATCAACACGCCGTCAATGACAGTCGCAGTCGTGCCGATTGATGTTTGCCCGCTATAGAACGCCATGTCACCTCAAACCAAGAGAAGCAGTTCTGCTTCGTCTTCTAGTATTGACCATGTTACTTCAGCAACAGCACTAGACGACAAGGAACCAACTGATGCTCCTACGCCGAACACTTGGAGAGGAACCCGCAAAGGTTCAACCACAACCTCCACAACCTCTTCAACCCGCTCAACCTTTGGACGACGATACCAAGGATTCCCACCACCTGGATACTGAGGAGGTGGAGGACTTGGTGCCGGATCAACCGTTGCCTGCGCCGAAGAAGTCAACTCGCCAAGCAAAGCCGAAGCAGTAACCGAACCAGCAACACTCGCAACCGCAGTCGATGTCAAACCACCCAAACTCGCTGAAGCCGAAACAAGATTTGACACCGACGCAACAACCGAACCAACACCTGCACCCAAAGCAGCGTCAGCTGTAACCGTATGCGCAACCGTTGCATCAGCAGACGCAACAACACCACCAAGCACCGCCTGAGCGGAAACCAGATTCGACACCGACACCGAAGCCGAAGCCTCAACCCCACCCAACACCGCATCAGCCGAAACCACATGCGACACCAACGATGTCGCCCCAGCCGTCAACCCGCCAAGCGAAGCCGAAGCGGTAACAGTTGTCGTGAAGGTGAAGCCGTCTAACTTCGCAATCGAATCAAGCGTTGACGTGTCAAGTTTGAAGGCAGGACTGAACCCACCTAAACCGAACTCAGCATCGTTGAGTTGTGTCTGGTCAAGAATGAACCGTTCAACGGCCATCTAGAAACCTAACTTGCGACAGTCAAAGAGACAGTCAAACCACCAGACGAAATCGTGTAAGTGTCACCAGCTGTATATGCGTTGCCGGTGATAGTTCCAGAGAACAAGAAGTTCCCTGTGGTCAAGTTGTCCCAAGCGGTGAAGTGTGTTGCATCCTGTGATCCTGCGATATTCGTCCACGACACATCAGCATCGGAAGCGAGCGCACCATTGGATGCAGCAGCGAAGCTGACAGACTTACGAGTTGTCTCAGTTGCAGCATTACTTGTACCAGCAGCACCAGGGTCGCCAACATGCAACTTCACATACGCTGTCGTAACCGAGAACGAGGTTGCGTTACCTAACGCATTCAACCAAGCGTTCGCAAGATAAGAAGAAATACCTGTTGCCATTAGTCCTCAGTCCTCTCGATGATATTCAGAATCCGACCATCAGCATCACGCTCAACCGTGCGAATCGTAGGTTTGTTCTGAGGCAAGTTCACACGAACCACAGTCTCAGGAACATTGATAACAGGAGCAGGAATGTTGATCGCTGGAGGCGTGTAGTTCATCACGGTCTGAGGAAGATTGATGTCCATGTTCTGCGACTTCACCTCATACGCTGACTTCGGGTCAAGTGGTGCGACAGTAGAAATCTGTTGCAACTGACTCGAAGGCAAACCAGTATGACCAATCGCAGGCAACCCAACCGTAGACAAAACCTCAGCCGGATCAAACCCAGCCAGAATCAACCGTTGCGCAATCTCAGCCTTCGACTGCATCTCAGCCAAGTTCGCAGCATTGATGTCCACGTTCGCCAATGGCACACGGTACGAGTCGCCACCGTCAACCGGTGCCATGTCCTCAAGACGATGAATGTCGTTGATTGACAAGAAGCCTGACTGGAGACCTGTTGAGAATGATGCGTAGCGTGACGCTTGGTCACCACGCAACAATCCGTCCACGTTGAACTTCATGAATGCACGACCCTCAAGCAAACGTGAATATCCTTCTTCAATCTTTTCAATATAAGGCCTGAGCGTGTGCGTCACATATTGGATGCCGTTCTGTTCAACCGACGCATACGACATCGCCCCAGGCGTAGTCACCCCAAGCATGCTTGGAGGAACACGGAAGATACGAGCGATCTCTTCTACAGCGAAACGACGTGACTCTAGGAACTGTGCAGAATCGTTGTCAACGGTTGTCTTCGTGAACTTCGCTCCACCGAACAACACACCTGGACGATGCGAACGACGCAAACCTTTATGGCCTTCCTCGAACCCTGAGACCAAATCTTTAGCCTGCTCACGGGTGAGGTTGCCAGGGAACTCGATGATGCCGGAAGCTGATGAGCCTTGACCGAAGAATCGTGCAGCGAACTCCTCCAAGGCTTTCGCAAGACCCAAGTTTTCCTTCATGAAGTCAATGCGTGAAATGCCTCGCATCTCACCAGGCAAACGAAGCTCGGTGATATGAATCATGTCTTCAGCCTGAATCACATCACGACTCTCAAAGACATAAATCGGGCGACGAGTCACACGGTCACGACTGCACTCAACCTTCTGAGGGTTCAACACAACAAGCGCAGCAATCCCCTGATCGTCACGCACGATACGAGTGAACGAGTTGCCATTCAACATCAACGAAACCAACACCTGCTGGAAATGCTCAATGCGACTCACACCAGACTCAGGGATGTCCAACCACATTGGGCGAGGACGGAACGGACGACGAGTGCCATCCAAACGAAGGAACGTGTCAACAGGGAGCGTAGAGATTGAATCTGAAATCATGCGCACACACGCATAGACCGCTTCAATCTTCAGCGAATCTTTTTCGGTAATTACCGTTCCGCTATT